CGGACGGGCATGGTCATTTCACCCAAACAATTGAAGAAGGTGAGACAGAAGTGAAAGAGTCTAAAGAGTGTTTCTCGGAAGAGCAACAATCAGCAGGCTTCGAGCATTTCCTCTCTAAACTATAATCTCTAAAGGAGAAAACAATGTCTGAAGTAAAAAAAGACGAAGTTGTTGAGGAAACTGTAGACGAGGTTATTGTTGAGGATACGCAAGTAGAAGCTGAGGAATATGATATTCCAGAGGCACCTCTAACAGCAGCTCGTACAGCATCAGCAATTAAAGCTTCTTTGACAGAAATGTCTAAAGAAGATCTTGACGAAATCTTTGAAGCAGCAGAAAAGGCTAAAGCGAAAGCAGAAGCTAAGAAAGCTGACGTAGAAGAGGACGAAGAAGAAGACAGTGTTGACGAAACAGTAGATGGCGAAGGCGACCTTAAAGGTGGTAAAACATCAGCTAAAGATAACAAAGCTACTCCGGGTAATACAAAGAAAAAGAAAAAAGCGGATGATGGTAATGAAGTCGAAGGCATTCCTGAGAAAAAAGGAAAATTTAAGGAAGACGTAGAAGCTTTAATTAAAGACGAAGATACATTATCTGAAGGCTTTAAAGAAAAGGCTGCCACTATTTTTGAAACTGCACTAGCTTCTAAAGTTAATGCTGAAACTGCAAAATTAGAAGAGCAATATGCTTCTGATCTAGCAGGTGAAGTTGAGGCTATTAAAGAAGATTTGGTTGATAAGGTTGACGGCTACTTAACATATGTAGTTGAAAACTGGATGAAAGACAATGAGGTTGCAATTGAGCATTCTCTTAAGTCTGAAATCACAGAATCATTTATTTCTTCACTAGGTACACTATTTAAAGAGCATCACATCAATGTTCCTGACGATGCGGGAGATATTTTAGATTCCCTATCTGAAGAAGCTAAAGATGCTAAAGCTCAATTAAATGATGCTACTGAAAAAGCTATTGAATTGTCAGAAAAAGTAAAATCTTTCGAAAGAAAGGAAATAGTTAGTGAAGCATGTGAAGGGTTAACTGCAACTGAAACTGCAAAAGTAACTGAATTGTCAGAAGCTATTGAAGCTGATGATAACGAAGCTTTTGCTGCTAAAGTAGCTACAATTAAGGAATCTTACCTTAATAAAGATGCCGCGGTAGAGACATCAGAAGTTGATGGCATTACTGAGGATTCACAAGAAGAAAAACCAGCTGTTTCTGCTCAAATGCAGAAATACTTGGACGCAATGGCGCGAACTTAATCCCATTTATAGGAGAATATAAAAATGGAAATTAATCAACAAATGCTACAGGAAAAATGGGCTCCTGTCCTTGATTCAGAAGCTAACGGTGGTCAGATAAAAGACGCGCACAAGCGTGCAGTTACTGCTGTTGTTCTTGAAAACATGGAAAAGGCACAAGCACAAGAAAGTGCACAAATAAACGAGGTAGCGGCCAACGCTTCCCACGCACCGGCAGGTTCAAATGTCGATGGTTGGGACCCTGTCCTCATTTCATTAGTTAGACGTGCTACTCCAGCACTTCTTGCATTCGATTTAGTTGGCGTACAGCCAATGACTGGTCCTACTGGTCTAATCTTTGCAATGAAGAGCAAGTATAGCACACAAGGCGGTACTGAAGCGTTATTCGACGAAGCAGATACTGGATTCTCGGGTACAGCAAATGCATCAGAACTTGATACAAATAACCCATTTGCTGGTGATACAGCTACTGTAGGCGGCGCAGCTGCTCCAGTAGACGATGACGATACAGTTGATGACTATACTCCAGGTTCTGCAATGACTACAGCAACTGCTGAAGCATTGGGTAACACTGGTAATGCTTTCGGCGAAATGGCTTTCTCAATTGATAAGACTACTGTGACTGCAAAGTCTCGTGCTCTTAAAGCTCAATACACAATTGAATTAGCTCAAGACCTTAAAGCAGTACATGGTCTTTCTGCGGAAACTGAACTTGCGAACATCCTTTCAACTGAAATTTTGGCTGAAATGAATCGTGAAATCATCCGTAATATTAACCTTAAGTCTGTAACTTCAACAGTTGCAGCAGACGGTCAATTAGACATTACAGCTACGGCTGATAATGGTGGCGGTCGTTGGTTAATTGAAAGAATCAAAGGTATGGTTTTTGCTATGGAAAAAGAAGCTAATATCATTGCTACGTCAACTCGTCGTGGTAAAGGTAACTGGGCTATCGTATCTCATGGTGTTGCAGCAGCATTAAATGCAGCTGGCATGATGGATACTGGTTTAGGCCTAAGTGGTCCTAATAGCTTTGATTCAGATGCTACAGGTTCATTACTTGCAGGTACTATGACTGGCGGTATGAAAGTGTATATCGATCCATATGCAGGCGTAGACTACTTTACAGTTGGTTATAAGGGTTCTAATCCTTATGACGCTGGTATGTTCTACTGCCCATATGTTCCATTAAGCATGATGAAGACTATTGGCGAAAATGACTTCCAACCAAAAATTGGATTTAAGACTCGTTATGGTCTTGCTGACAACCCATTTGTTACAGCGGGTGTTGGAGCTAACGTATACTACAGAAAACGTCAGATTATGAATCTGTAATTTTCTAAATATACATCTAAACGGGGCGAAAGCCCCGTTTTTTTTCGTATAAATAACTATATGCCAAACTTTTTAAATCCATCGTCGTTTGTTTTAACATTAGATAGCCAAGCCTATTCTGGTGCAGAATTTACTATTCAAACAATGGTCTTACCAGATGTAACTACTGAAGGTGCTATATTAAATTATAAATCAATTGATGTTGGAAGGGCTGGAGATAAACTAGCATTTGGTTCATTTGAAATATCATATCTTATTGATGAAGATCTTTTAAATTATAAAGAAATTTTTGATTGGATGAAAGCAAATGTAGAAGCAAATCATTCAACGACAACAAGTTCAGACCATTATAGAGATATGACACTTACTGTTATGAACTCAGCTAATAACGTCACAAAACAAATCAAATTTGTAGATGCTTACCCGACAAGTATTTCATCTCTACCATTTGATATCACAACAACTGATGTAGAATATCTTACTGCGGTTGTTACATTCGATTATTCCTATTACCAATTCATTTAAGCTGTTTACTTTTACTATATTATATGATATAATATAACTATTATAGATATAACTAGATATTATGAATATTGAAGAAGTACTAAAAATGTGGAAGGAAGATTCCATAATAGATGATTTGAAGTTGGATGATACCACTATCAAAACAGCACGTTTACACAGTAAGTATCTTGAATTACTTACAATTACTCGTATGCGTAGAAAGAAAAAAGATTTAGATTATAAAACATTATTGAAAGATAAATGGTTATATTATAATGGTAAGCTGAGTCAAGGTGAAATGGATATGAAAGGTTGGGAATATGACCCATTTGGTGGATTAAATAAGCCATTGAAAGGTGATATGAATTATTATTATGACTCAGATACTGATATCCAAAAGGCTCAAGCAGCATTAGAATATGATAAGGTTCTTATCGAAACACTGGAGGAAATTATGAATACTATAAGATGGCGACACCAAAATATTGGTAACATAATTAAATGGCGGAGTTTCGAGGCTGGTGTTTAGCAGAAAAACATTAGAGCTCTTACTTACGAATTACATTAATATAAACAATGGATTAAGAACACCTTGTGCTGAAAAACAAAAATTTGAAAAGCTTATAAAAGAAACAGAAGCATTACTTAAATCAAAACCTTTAGATGTAATCTACCCAGATGGAATGACTGCATTAGAATATGCACATAAATTAGCAAAGGAAGCAAATGATCGCATGCATATGTCGTAATATAAGTGAAAATAAATATAAAGATAAGCAAACTTTATATAAAAGATTAATACAAGATGATAAACAATGTTGCAAGTGTTTAAATAGATATGGAATTGATAACTGTAAAGGTAAAAGACAACGCATTCATATACGTTGATTGCGAAGATAAAGGTATCATACAAGAACTAGCAGAATATTTTA